GATCTGCTCAATAGCAGCCTTTTGTTCTGCGGCGCCGCGCAACCCTGCAAGTCCTTGCATAGCTTCCAGTGCCCCGGGGCCGGCGCCGATGTATGGCTGAGTCAAGTCAGGCTTTCCGGCCTCGATGTATGGCTTAAGAAGCTCGCGAATGGCATCAAACTGCCTGCGTTGCTCTTCGATAGCTTGTTCTTGAGCCGCTGCCTGAGTATTTGCCGCTGCCTTTGCTGCGGATGCTCCCTTAGCCCCAGAAACAACAGAAGCACCAGCAGCCAAAGCTCCGGCCCCTAAAATTGCAGCAGTAGTTCCGATTGCCATATTAGTTTAATCTTTTGATATAAACTGTCTCAAAGTGTTTATATCCAATTCTTTTTAGAAGTGGGCTGAAATCCTTAGAGGCTGTTACGTGTTGTGTTACAAATAAAATCCCGTCCTCCTTTAACTGCTCATCACACCACCTTAAAAATTTAGAAGCATTAAATCCACTTCTCACATCAGGATGCAAGAACATCACATCATGTTGAGCAGTAGGCTTTCCATACTCTGGATGAGCAATAACAGCAAAAATATTATATCCTTTTAACACTCCGTCCTGTCTAAGAGTGTAAATGCGAAGCATATTGTTCGAGTCCAAATGCCCATACATTTCTTTTGGAACTTTTATACTAACATCCGCAACCACTCCTCCTATCTCTCTATTATGCATCTCTCCAAGAGGCAACAGTTCAGCCTCGAACTCTTCTGTAAAGCGTTCGCGCTGAAATTCAATTTGCCCTGATGCGACTGCCACCATTAGGTGATCTCCCTTCCAGAAGCGGTAATGGTGAGCGAACTGGCGGCACTTGCTATGGTCGAGATGAATCCGCCAGACTCAAGTGTTTGCCCAACCAACTCAGGGCACAGGTACGTCTCTGATGGCACAATCGAGCGAGTCTTTAGAATCAGGTTAGAGTTCCCTGAAGATCCGCCGGAGACGACGATATACGTTGAAAAAGTGACGTTCGATGTGCTCGTGTTAGTGACCGTGAACTTGTCGATGATCGTCTTGCAGTTCACAGCCGTGTACTGAACAGTGAGAGCGTTCTCAGCCTGTTTGGGCGGAATGATATTTTTGACGGTAACTGCCATATTAAGAGATGTTGTCGGTAACAGTAAGGATCACTGACGGAATCGCAGGAACCGGGGAACTTGCTGCCGAGGCAAATATCTGGCAATTTAGGTCGTCTGTGCTCCACACAAGCTCGAAGTAATCTCCGGCCTTTAGTTCCAGCACAAAATTCCAAGCACCAACAGTCTCACCGTTGTTGCCTTGGATGCGAATCTTAGTGGCGGAGTCTGGAATGTCAATCCCGTTGAGTCTCGCCCAAATGTAGAAGAGCGCCACCCCGCCGGTCGTCTTTGTAAGCTGCGCAGAAAACTGGAAGTTGTAGATGCCCTCTGTGTCAATGTAGACCCGGCTATTAGGCGTCCCAGTGTAAACGCCAAAGGAAAGGTCGGTGACGTTCAGCGTCATCGGGTACGCTGTGTTGATGGCGGCAGCAGTCTGGATTTGAGTGCTGTGAAACACTCCGTACCGCTTGCGCTTGTCGCTGACTAATGGAGGCAAAAGATTCCCCTCAAAGTTTGGAGTTGCAGTCCTTGGGGCCAAGGCCATGAACTCTACAGCGTCAGCAATCCTCGATATGCTCGAGAGTGCCTGGACTGCCTTAGAGTCCGCGTTCTGCGCATTGATCGAGGCTTCTTCAATGAGCACAGCAGACTCGTTGAGAGTCGATGGGATGAGATCAAAGATCTGTTCAAACGCCCGGATTGCCCGCTGTGAGGGCAGGAATTGAGCCAACTCGTTTCGAGTGATCTTGTACGGGCCTTCGATCATACGGCAAGCGGTTCAATTCTTGCCTCAACCCTAGCCACAGAAAGCTGGGCATCGCTAGTGCCGCGGAACTTCTGCGCCCTCCATTGCCTCATACGGCCCTGCTGTAGCCATGACAGTCTCTTCCCCCGCACTCCAGTCGTTCCGGCCTTACAGACACGTTCTTGGCTCCAGTTCAGGCCATCCTCGCTGTAGGACGTCCAGATGCTCGGGTCGGTGCCAAAGATTGAGTTGCCAGTGAGTGCCACAAGCTCCATTTCGTGGAAGATTAGCCCGCGGCTTTCGTTGTAAAGGATGATGGTCGAAAACTCCCAGCCATTGAGTTCTCCCCAGTGCGAAGACAGACTGTCCGATAGGTAGCCAAAGGAACTGCTTGCCGGGTCTCCAATCACCCACTTGTTGTACACCCACACAAGGTTCTTTGCCCTGTACTGAGAGTTGCCAACAAGGCTGCTAGTAAGCGTGAACCACACTGGAGTGCCAGCCTTGGTGGTAGCCTCTGCATCAAATACCAGAGTGCGGTTTGGGAGATGGATGTACAAGTGCCTGAATCCCCTGTCCACGCGGGACTCGACGAGGACGCCGGAAAGCTCTTCTTCAGTGAACTCTTCAAGGATTAGATCGATCTCCCGGGTCGAGATCTTCTGCGCGTTACTGCCGGTAATCATCCACACTGCCGGCGCCTCGTTACGACCTCCGCCAATGAACGCGATAGTCTCCATGAACACGCAACAGGCATGAGTGCCGATTGCTCCGCGTTGCACTTGGGCGCCCTCTACTCGCTGGAATGGAAACAGTGACCCTCCCACGTTGTCAAAGACCTCAATGGTATGCCGGTTGAGTGCGTACACTTCATTGCGAACCTTGAGCAGCGCGACAACAGGATCAGGGTCGGCCTCAGAGGATCCGTACTTGAGCGGATTGACAGAAAACGGATTGTTCAACTCTGTCACGATCAGGAACTCTCCGTCGGTCGTCATAAAGTACCCGTCCACCCATACAACGTCGATGACGGTTCCAAGATCTGGATCGGTGACTTGTTGCAAGCCAGTGCTCGGTCGGTACAGAAACAGGTTCCCGCTCGACGCGATAGCGAGGTAGTCGAAAGAGTAGTCGAAAGTGACTTGTCCACTCCCTTCAACGTCGCCGATGACGGTTACTGCGTTTGTGTCCGAGATGGAGACTAGCTTTGTGCCCATCACTCGGTACAGCAGTCCCTCCCACTCGATGCCGCCGCGATCCGCCCCGGGGCCGGTGCCAAGGCTTACAATGCCGTCAGCAGGACGAAAGTAACCTTCAGATATGCCTGACTTGAGCACCACAGGCACCATGTTGCGTGGATACTCCACGCGAAAATCCCCAGCAGTGTCTGTATAGATGCCGTTGAGAATCGGGATTTGCATTACTTCTTTTTAGCGGTCTTCGCAGATGCTTTGAATGCCGCGGCAGTAGGGGCGCCCTTGGCTCCAGGCTTGCGCATCCTTTCCTTGCTACCGGCTTCGATGCGCTCTCTTTTGGCGTGAATGTTTGCGTAGAGTCCCTTTTTCATTTGCAGTTCCAGCGTTTGAGACTAGCAGCCTTGCGTGTTGGGCGTCCCTTCTCGTCTTTCATTGGTCCGGGCATCCCGCTCATGCGGGCGCAGAAGGAGCGACGGCGAGCAGCGTCCTTTTCGGTTTTAGGATGAGGAGCAGGAGCCTTGAGGTTGCTGCCAGTCTCACGATTGTACTTGGCGCGGCCCTTGGCGGTAAGCCCGGCGCCTTTCGACACCGGCAGCTTCTCGCCCTTGGACACTGACAGGTTGACCTGTTTTTTAGCCATACTAAGCAGGAGCAATCGTTGTTACTGTGCCGGATGAACCGCGATATTTGAGAGCACCACCTTCAACGTAAAGCTGCCCCATTCCTGGTGGAGAGGACGAAGGCGCCGTACCGTTTCCGATACCAATCACCTTGGCTGCTGATGTACCAAAGGCGGTTGCGCCAATCCCTACGTTACCAGTTGCGTCGATTCGCATACGCTCAGTGTCGTTTGTGGCGAATAGCATCGGATATGCTCCATTTGCCCACACAACAGCCGCATAAGCACTGCCGAAGCTGGAACCAGTGCTATTGTCCCTACCAGTGATTAAGTAACCACCAGTATTGTTGGCTCGTAATATCGATGAATTGGTTCCGGTTGTGGCTGTGGTTTGGATTAAGCCAGAAGTAGATTGTACGGTTAAGGCACCAGTTGCGCTGATACTTGCACTCGCAGTTGGAATCCAGCGTGAGTTGGTGGCATCCCAAATTAGCCATTGCCCAGCAGTTGGAGCAAGTGAAGTTGGAGACGCGACAACAGCATTTCGAACTGATGCAGACGTGGTCAGATACAACTGGTCGCCAAACCACTCAACGGCATTTGCCACCGGAGTTCCCATAAGCGCGACACCAGCTTGAAAAATGAGCGGGCAATTCTGTGCTCCGCTACCATTTGCGCGTAGTGTTTGCGGCCCAGTAAATACATTGCTGCTAAGACTCGCAGGCGACGTTCTTAGATTAACGCGAACCATCGTAATGTTGGTTGTCCCAACAGTGATTTCAGTGGCCCCTGTTCCTCCGGTTGGACCCACAAATGATTGAATAAAACCGTTTTGAGCTGAACCAAAACGAGTCATGTACATCGTATTTCTAACCGTACCCGTGTACCAAGATGGGCGCGTAAAAACAGCCTGCACCCCCGCAGCACCCACAGTTGTGACTTCCCAAAACCCATTTTGCGTTGTTGTGGTTTGCAGTGCAAACGCAATAATGTCGCCCAGTGCTGGAGTGTAACCGTCTGTTGCAAACACCCCTGGTGCCGTGACCGTAAACGTGTTTGGAGACACGCCAGTGTTCATTGTACCAACAATGTTCGCGGTGGTCTGCGCTTCGACCATCCTCATCCCAATACCTAGGTTTGAAATGGCAGCTTGGGTACTTATTGCCCCAGTTCCACCCTTGTTAATCGCAAGCGGAGCAGCCGATGTAAGTGCAGTCTGTAGACCTGCCAACTGGCTCGTAGAAGCGTACCCAGACAGT